CGGAGGGCTGTGAAATAGGAGAAAAATGAAAGTTCAAGGACTGGTAAGGAATATAGCATTACTGATGCTATATTACATGCTTGTGTTGTTGATAAGTTGTGGGGTTTATATGGTGATCATAGTATAAGTGCTAATGATCCAGAAATAGAGCTAATATTAGATGAAGCAAAAGAAATAGAGATAATATTAGAGACAGCTCCCGTTGTCTGAAACAGAAATGACCGTGATTGTTCTATCTGATACTGAGGATAAAACACATAAAGCGAAAAGATTCTACAAGGATGGCAAAGGGATCTATTTTTCAGTGGCTGTCATGGAGCAGGGTAAAGCGATTCCAGAAACTGAGCCGGTACAGTATGAAGCCGTTGAAAGAGAATACGTATTTAAACAGGTCGGTGATGCAGTGACTGAGATTAAAGAATTCCCTGAAATTCCTGAATCTGAACATGTTGAAATGGAGTTTTCTCCCGCAAACTTTAAAATTGAAACCACGGACTATAAAGGAACTATTTGCTCCTATGTCTGGAATGGTACAAAGCCTACCGGCTATATTATGGTTGACGGGTTTCTGAGTGTCACCAGTGGCTTATGGTGGTCTGTACCGGAAGATTACTCAACCAGACTGAAAGGGCTTTATTTTCAGAAGCTCGGGGGGAATGTTCAGAGGATTTTGCCTTCTGGTAGGATTTGGTAACTAATGAAATATGATTATGCAGATTCTAAGACAGGAGCCAATGCAAAGCATTTTGGCAGAACATTGTTTATACTTATTACAATGGTAGGATTAGAAATGGTTGGTGCAGTAGCAGGGATAGTATGAATTGGACAAACCAATGCCTGATGCTATTGATGATGGCAATTACACTTTAGAAGATCTTGAGGAATTAACAAAGGAATAAATAAATGGCACGAAATGTCACGCAAGCAACAAGGAGGGCTATTACAGCCCCCCAGACAGATAAAGTATTTTTAATAATGCTTGAAATAAGTTCATCGGAATTAGCATCCCCTTTGTACTTTGTACAAAACAATGAGAGCATTGTTAGTAATGGGAATACATATATTGCTGTCAATTTCTCTACCTCTCTTCCATCAGAAGAAGATGGGACAGTACAAGATACATCAATTGCTATTTCAGGAATAAATAGACAAGTAATAGAAGCTATAAGAAGTATTGTAGACCCTCCTGATGTGCAGATGTTTGTCATCAGAGCTGATGTTCCTGATGTAATAGAAGTAGGGCCTTTCAATTACAAATTAAGAGACGCTACGTATAATGCCACTACTGTCACAGGTAGTTTAAAATATGAGACATCTTTGCAGAACAATATCTCTACTATTAAAGTGACTAACCAAACATTTCCGGGAGTGTATGCCTAATGAAACCTAAGTTTGATACATCAAAATATATCATGATCCCTTACAAGAATAAAGGTAGGGATTTTGATGGGAGTGATTGTTGGGGGTTGGTAAGGCTCATATATGAGAATGAATTTCACCTCCCTCTCCCTTCCCTCTCAAATAAATATTCTGATGCTTCTGAAGGAAAGATGGTAGCGGAAACAGTGAGATCAGGGAAAGGGACAATAGAACATAAGCAAAAGCACACCCCTGAATACGGAGATATTGTTGTATTTAACATAGCAGGAAACCCTTGTCATGTCGGGGTGTATATCGGACGTGAAAGAGTGTTACATGTTTTGAAAGGAACAGATTCTACAATAGAGAGATTAAACAGTTTTAGACTAAAAGGAAGAGTAGAGGGGTATTATGAAATCTTGCAAACCAATTGAAGTACTAATTTACAAGCACCCTTTTAAATCAGAAAGGGAAAGTGTTGAAGTAGAGAGAAATACTTTTAGAAAAATATATCAAGAATTAGATTTAGAATGGGATATTGATGATTACATCATTTTAGATGGTGATGAGATAGTTAAAGATTACTCAGCTGTACCAAAGAGTGAATATATAAGTATTAAATGTGTTCCTAAAGGTGGTATGAGTAACCAAGCCGCCGCTACGGCAGAAAAAGCAGTAGGAGCCATGGTTGTAATAGCGGCTGTGGCTATTGCTATTTCTCCCATAGGACTTACTGCCGGTGTCCTTGCATTAGGTGTTTCTGGCTTGATGGCAATTGGTGGTGGTGTTATCTTATATAACACTAAATATGATTATGGAAATACAAGTAGTGGAGCACCTTTAAATTCCCCTTCCATTAGTGGTAGTAAAAATAGTGTAAATCCGGGGGGTAGGATTCCTGTACTATTAGGAAGGCATTTAACATTTCCTTTTGTTGCTTCTAATTTTTACACAACTACCCAAGGGGGGAGACTAACTCCTCCAACTACACTTTCAGAATCCTCAGTAAATCAGTATTTACATCTCCTGCTTTGCAGTGGGTATGCTAATATGGAAATTCATGAGAATACATTGCAGTTTGGGGATATCCCTATTTCTTCTTATGAAGATGTTTGGGAAGATGTTAATGGGGCCTATACAGAAAGCAGACATCAAAACATTCATTATCCTGTGAGAGTAGTGCAAGATAATGTTGGGAGTGAGTTGAAACGATTAGATATACCTCAAGTGAACATCATGGGATCAGAGCCACCCACCCCCACAGAATATGAGTACATTGTGCGAACCACCCCTAAAAACACACAAGCTATAGATATTACTTTATTATTCCCCAGTGGTTTGTACTATGTAGACAAGGATGGGGATAAAGAGAGTACTTATTCTCGATTGGCCCTAGAGTGGAAAAGTGCATCGGCCCCTGACTCTGCTTACCAAACTTTTGGGTCTAACTTTTATGGGGAGTATCTTACACCACATAATATAGTACATATTGAAACCAATATTGAAACCACTGCTCGTTCTGTTATTTATTTTAATTTTCCAAATACAAATCCTGATAAGCAATACACAATTAGAGTGAGCAACGTCTCTACGGATTGCTTTTGGGGAGAAGCAAGGACTAAAAACAAACTTGTGGATACTGTATATTGGGAAGATATGAAATCTTACACTGTAGATGACAGTGGCAATACATACCCCATAAATCCTGATATTAAAGAAAATTTAAATGTTACTTCATGGAAGATTAGAGCTACAGATCAGCTATCTCAGGTAGTAGACGATATTAACTATGAAGCAACAGCTTACAGTAGACAATACTTAGGTTCAGGGTCGGGGCCATCACGTTGGGTGAATGCTTTGACATCAAACCCTGCTTCTGCTTTTGTAAAAGTATTAACAGATAGCCGTATAAATCAAAAACCAATTCTCCCTTCTGAGGAAGCAACAAAGATTGATTGGGAATCTTTAGAGACATGGTGGACATTTTGTAATGATAAAGGGCTAGAGTGTAATGCTTACGAAGTGGGAGATGTTACAGTTAATACAATGTTAAATAATATTTGCTCCACAGCTATGGCTTCTTGGGCAATTGTGGATAATAAGTATACGATTATTATTGATACATATAATTATGATATTATTCAATATTTTACTCCAAGAAATAGTAGTAATTTTAGTGGTAGTAAAATGTTCAATGATATTCCCACTTGTTTAAAAATGCAATTTGTTGATAAAGATAATGGGTATATTGAGGGAGAACGTTACGTTTATTACGATTCGTACAATGGAGATCCCAGAGCAAATGATCTTGTAGAGGAAGTAGCTTTATATGGTGCTATGGGAGCAGACCAGGCTTGGAGATTAGGCAGATACACCCATGCTTCCGTTAGGCTTCGTCCTGAAATATTCTCTTTCACTACTGACATCGAATATATTATGTGTACTCGTGGGGATAGGATTAGACTTAATCATGATGTCCCTTTATTTGGATTATCTAATGGACGAATTGTAAATCCTATACAAGATAGCGGTCTTACAATGGGTATAGTTCTTGATGAGTTAATGCAGTTTGAAGAGGGTAAAGAGTATGGAGTTACAATCAGATTACAGGATGGGACAAGCATTGAGAAGAATGTAGTAAATCCTGCTATCGACACAACTACTGTTCTATTTGAAACACCTATTACAGGAGAAGATATTCTTTTTGAAGATGACTTAGTCTTGTTCGGAGAACGAGGGTCAAAAGATGTTGATTTAATTGTACAGAAGATAGAGCCTAACGATGATCTTGGTGCTACAATAACTTGTGTGGAGTATAATGAAGCTATTTACACAGCAGATACAAGTATTCCTATTCCTCCTTATGACCCTAAAATTTCTAAAGGTGGTAGTTCTACAATCAATGTAGGATCATTACCAGAATCACAAGAAGATAAGGTAGCACAGACACAGCAGGTGACAGTGTTGACAGATCAGATAACATATTCTATGAATGCCAAGTTTCCTGATAGTTTTCAATCCACATCTGTTCAAGGGTGGTATCCTTCTACATTTGATGAGTTTAATTATATCTATGTTAATTATGATGATGGAAATACAATTTACAAAAAGACGTTAATGGGAGATGAGAATGGGGTCAAAATAAATAATGTTTCTTCACGTTATCCACAAGTAATGGGAATGATGGCGTAGCATTCACAACAAATGCAATTGATATGTTTGTTGTCGATGCAACAACAGAAGATATCTATTACATCAACCCTTCTGACCATAACTACATTTACAAAATCCCGGAAGGGACAAGTGGTAATGGAGTATTACTCAAAGATGTTTCTGCTGGAAATATAGGTGTGTCGGGTAGTGTTATTTTTTACACAAGTTTAGCCGATAGTTTTATATACACATTTGACATCACTGATATTGCTACAATCGTTCCTTACTACACAAATAATCCTGTACAAGAATTTCATGTAAATGCTGTAGGATATTGTTACTATTTGAAAGCAGAGGATTTTGTAGTGTACAGGAAATCTGCCGGAACATTAGGGCTTCCCGATAAAGAAGGTGATCCTATCTATGGTGTTACAACTGGGTTTGGTGTTACAGATAAAGGAGATGTTATATTTTCATCTCCTGATCATGGTGGTGTGCTTTTCATGGGGATTTCAAACAACTCCATACAAAATGCCTCATTAGAATCTGTGGCTACATCATTTGCTTTGACGGGAAATATTGTGTTAGGTAGTAATGCTATAACGGGTGTTTCTGCTGAGGATTTAGATCAAGTAGTTGTTAAAGATAGGTTGATAGGGGGAGGAATTCCCGATGACACATTTATCTTAATGAAAGGTAATAATTTCATTTATATGACTAACGTGGCAACAGCTACATTGGGTAGTACATCTATACAAGTGAATGGAAGTAGAATTACGTTAAATGCAAATAGAGTTGTTATTCCGGGTACAGTGACAGCAGAGTTGTTAGAAGCAAGTGCCATAAGAAGTAGAGGTGTTGGAGGGGAAACAGCGGGAGGCTACCCTGTAACCGAGTTAGATTTAGATAATGGAGATATGCGAATACGTAGAAAATCTGATGATACTTTATTGCTTAATTTTGATTCTAGTGCAGAAAAGTTATCTTTGCAAGGGACTGTGCAGAGTGAGAATTATAGTGCATCAGCGGAAACAGGTTGGAAAATAGATGAAAATGGTAACGCTGTGTTTAATGAGGGGACATTTAGAGGTGATTTAGACGCCGCCACTATAAATGGTGGCACTATAAATGGTACAGAAGGGACATTTAATGGTACTCTTGGGATAGCATCTTTGCATTTCCCCGAAGTAGAATTACGGAGTATTAGGCTCCCCGGAGTACTTTCGGGGGGTACTGTGGATATATTCTTACATAATTATTTTTATACTCCAGATGGGCCATCTCCAGAAGGAACTGTTATATGTGAAGGGTTTGTTGCAAAGAGTACTAATGATGGAGCTATATTAGGGGCGTATACTTCAATTTATACTAATCTTGGTGTGGCTTACATCAGGATTTCTGTTCCGGGAGGCTTAGGCGGAGGTGCACCTGCAAGAGCGGCTTTATTGATAATATAAAAAGAAACATAGGAGAATTAAATGGCAAATTTTATTAAAGCGAATACAGAATACATGGGAATCAACACTACATCGGGGGCAGATTCTACAACCCTCCCTGCTGTAGCTGGTAAAGATTATTATGTAGCAAACTTAGGAACAGGAGGTAATCTCCTTACTGTGAACTATGGAGCTTCTTCAGTTAACTTATCTGATTTTGAAGCTGTAACAGTGTTTTATGGTGGAACCAACTGGGTTGTTGGTAGTATTTTAGCTGGTGCTGGAGGGGATATACGTTATTCTACAACAGCAGATTATGATACGGGGACAATTGTTTGGTATGTGGATGGGTTCTATGAATGTATCCAAGATGGGCAAGGACAACAGCCTGATACATCTCCTCTTTATTGGGAGAATGTAGAATATAAAGCTTCTCTTGTTTCTATTGTAGATACAGGAGGCACTAATGCAATATGATTATGCAGATTCTAAGACAGGAGCCAATGCAAAGCATTTTGGCAGAACATTGTTTATCTTTGGGACATGGGGAAAGACTGATGTCCTGCAAGATCTCATCGGGACACTCGCTAGGAGGAGCTGTGGCCCTCTGGTTGGGCCTGATGACGCAGAATTTCTTTGGAAACCGAAAATCAGCCCCCGAACCGTTAATTATGTTTATGGATGGGATATTGTCCCCCGATTGTTCTGGTTGATTCGTCGGAATTACGGAAAGGCTAAGAAGATTAAGGGAAAGGGATTTCATCCATTCACGGATCACCTACGGTATCCTGCTTTAAAGCAGTTTGGTATTAAAGGATTGAAGGAGGAATTATGACGTACACAGTAAGGTATGCTCAAAAGAAAAGATACTATAGGGATGATGGGGAACACAGGGCAATCTACGGCAAACCATTTACATATTGATTGTGTAGAAGGATATGTCTCTGAAATATACCATCAATATCAAATCTATAATAAGCAACTCACTCCCTCTCCTGAACAACTTCTTTTCTTTATAGATGAAGAACTTTTTGGGATAGAACCTATCATCACAACGGGGTATGCTGATGTAGACTATTTCCACAAGAGGAAGAAAGTACATTATGGATATGATGTTGTCCCTACTGATAGGTTCAAAACAAAGGAACATTTTGGTATTATATGGAATAGATCTAAGGAAGGAATTCTCCTTAGTAGTGGGTATAATGATGATTACGGGTATTACATGAATATAGGGTTTAGGAGTTAGGTGTGGGTATAAAAAGTGTTTTAGGAAGTATATTCTCTACAGGAGCCAAGGAGCTTGCTGACACAGCTTTCAGAGGAATAGATGAGCTTATCACCTCTAAGGAAGAGAAAGGGCAGATAGAGATCTCTTTGGAGGAATTAAAGATAATTGCTAATAAGGAAAGGGAATTACAATATAAGATAACAGATCAGGAATTCAAGGATAGAGATTCAGCAAGAAAAGCTAATCAAAAAGATCCTTGGACACCACGGATTCTCACATTGTTATTTACATTCGGATTTATTGGATTAGTATTTTTCATGTTATCTTTTCTATTAGAAATGACAAATGTAGAAATGAATGATTTTGTTGTGGCTTTTATCTCTACAATATTTGGATCTGTATCAACAATAATGACACAGATTATTTCATATTACTTTGGTGCTTCTAAGGGAGCAGATGAGCAGAATGAACGTATAGCTGAATCATTCAATATAGCCGGAACAAGTAAATAAAAAAAATAAAAAAATGCTATGTAGGAGGAATTCTACATAGCATATAAAATTGTTGTCATCCTATTGTTAATAGGGTTTCATATATTCTCTCTTTCTTTTACCTCCTTAGAAGTTTTTTAAATTTAAAACCTCATAGCAGTCATTTTGGGAAGAGGTGTAGGCAAACTTGTTCTTAACCTCATGACATCCTCTTCTTGTCTCTTCCCAAATAAACGTTCTAATTGTGTATACAGCATTCTTGCTTCCTCTTCTGTAAGGAGTATCTCTTTATCTCCTATGACAATATTCAATTGTATTTTTGTAGTAAATTCTACTTTCATTTTCTACTCCTTATTTAAATGAATAATTTAAAACCCTTGCTGTCCTATTTAATTCATTATCCATGTAGGCAATTCCACCTCTTTTTTGAACTAAAGAAATTACTGCTTTCAAACTCCTCAATTCACCTTCTGAGAATCCATCTGGTATCACATGTAGTATAGTGATCTTTCCTTTTATTGCAACAGAATCCATAACTTCTGCTATAGAATATACTCCTTGCATAGCACTAGTTATCACATATAAATGTATATTACAAAGTAACTCTTTTTGCTTATTTTCTATTTTAATACAATCTTCTGTCCAATCATCTACTACGGGATTAAAATAATCTATAGCTAGTACAGAAATTAGATCATCCCGCCAAGTTGTCTCTGCACATGTCCCACCTAAAAATACTTTCACCTCTCCACCTCACTATATTTTCCATTCTTTACAATTTTGATTATGTTATCAGAACCTTCAATAAGCTCTGCTTCATGTGTTACAGTTATCATTTGCATATTTAGTTTGTTACACATCTCTTTTAAAAACCTTGAAGAAGCTTCTCTCATGTCCCGTGACACGTGTTTTGTACTTTCGTCCAGAATTAGCACAGGAGATGTCCTATTAGGTTGTAGTGACCACAAGGCAAGCCTTAAAGCAATACTCGCCACATCCAAACTTCCACCTGAGCTATCCTTCATAGGATCAATTTTAATACCATCCCTCTCAAAGAACAATTCACATTGTGTTCGATTATTCTTTGTATCAAACTCCACTTTAAATTGATAAGGATTATCAAAGACATATTCCATAGCGGCTGTTACAAGGTTTTCTATTTTAAAGGATAGATTCTCTTGTGTTTGCCTTCCCACTAATTGCAGGATGTCAGCACCTAATTCACTGTCTAAGAAATCTTGTGTCAATTTTGTGTTTAGAGCTTTCTCTTCTTTCAACAATTTAGTAATGGAGTTTCTTTGTCCTTTGAATTCATTTAGCTTGTCTTTATACATTATTGCATTCATGATTTCTCCTTATGTCTAAATTTTTTGCTTAGTTTATCGCACACTTTAATAATCTTATGACTCCTACTAATATGTTCTGTTCTTATTCTCAATTTATTTTTATAAATATAATATAGGACATACTCTAATACAGGATGGTCATGCAACATTTTCTTAGAAATTTGTTTATCTGCTCTCAGCATTGTGCAAGCAATAATATTATCATTAAAGATACGGAATGATGTTGTGTCAAATTCCTCATGAATACTTTTTATTGCTAAGTAGATCCCCATAATCTCAGCATCATTATTATTCTCTGCTTCAAATACATCAGAAGAAAAAGATTTAATCCTGTTACTCCAAGGATCATGATACACAATCCCTGCCTGACACATCCCATCTTTTGGTCTATGACTACTGTCCACGTAAATACATACTTCTTTTACATATCCCAATTGTAGGCTTCTTCTAACTCTTTTGTTTTTTCCTTAATAGAAATATCCATA